AACCGTACTCGCGGCGGATTTATGCGCGCGCGGGGTGCACGCGATCGACCTCGGGCATGTCGGGATGTTTCTCCGCAAGCGGCGCCGCGGCGAGCCGATGACCGTCACCGCGGCCGACAAGGTGGCGGTATGAGCCCGTATCTCGAGCGGCCGCTCGACGGCTCGACCGACCCGACGCCGGGCTCGTATGTCGGGACGCCGGATCTCACCATTGCGCCCGAGTGGCGCGGCGAGCGGTGTTTCATCATTGGCGGCGGCGAAAGCGTGACCGCGCAACGGCCGACGATCCCGCACCTCCGCGGGCGCTTTATCGCGATCAAGCAAGCGGTCGCCCTCCGGCCCGATGCCGATGTGATGTTCGTGTCGGGCAAGCGCGCATACGAAATTTGCGCGCCGGTGCTCCCGCTGTTTACCGGCAAATACATCATTACGCGCGGCCGCGGGGATCCGCGCTTTCCCGGCCCGGTCTCGCGCATCGGGCGCACCAAAATTGTCGATCGGCTCTGCGAGGATCCGCGCTATGTCGCCGGCCTCGATGCCGGCACCTCGGCGATCAACCTGGCGTACCACTTCGGCGCGACCGAGATCGTGCTCCTCGGGCTCGACTATTGCGGTGCCCGCTGGTGTAACGGCGAGTACCCGCATTTTCAGCCGGTGCCGCCAAGCGAACATCACCGCCGGCACCTCGCGTGCCTCCCGCGGTTTGCCGCGGATCTCAAGAAAAAAGGGATCCGGGTGATCAACACCTCGCGCCGCTCGCGCGCGACGATGTTCGAAAAACGCTCGCTTGAGGCCTTCCTATGACCGGCGCCTTGATTACGCCGGGGTACTTGTGGGAGCAAAAGCGGCTCCACGCCGAGCCGCGGGGCTACGGGCAACGCGGGCGCAAGTGGGCGGCCGAGGTGGTCGCCCTGGCCTCGGCGTATCGGTGCGCAAGCGTGCTTGATTACGGGTGCGGGGCCGGCTCGCTCGGCGAGGTCTTACGCACGGTGCCGGGGCGCCTCGAGGTGCGCGAATACGATCCCGCGATTCCCGGCAAGGACGGGATCCCGACCGCGGCGGCGGATCTGGTGGTCTGTACCGACGTGCTCGAGCATGTCGAGGCGGCGACCTTGCCGGCGGTGCTGGCGCACCTCGAGGCGGTGACCGGGCGGGTGCTGTTTGTCGTGATCTCGCTCGTGCCGACCGCGAAAACCCTCTCGACGGGCGAGCAAGCGCATATCACGTTGCGCCCGGTGGCCTGGTGGCGCGCGGCGCTCGAGGGCGCCGGCTTTGCCGTGGTCGAGGAGCTTCCGATCCGGCCCGATAAGCAATGGGTGGCGGTGTGCCGATGCTGACGATCGCATGCGTCTTTGTCGAGGGCGAGTACCCCTATACGCCCGAGTACGTGCACCGGTTGTACGCCATGGCGAAACGCTGGACGCGGCAACCGTTTCAATTCGTGTGCCTCACCGACCGGCCGCACCTGATCACCGATGCGATCCGCACGATCCAAGTCGCACGGATCCCGCATTGTTGGGCCTTCTGGACAAAAGTACGCCTCTTCGATCCGCGCCTCGGGTTCACGGGCCGTATGCTCGCGATGGATCTCGATTCCCTGATCGTCGGGCCGCTCGATGACTTCGCCGATTTTCCGGGGCCGCTCGTGCTCGCGACCGATGCCCTGGTCGAGGTGCCCGACGAGGTGGCGCCGCTCGAGGGCGCGCGCGATCGACACGGGCGGGCGCTCGTCCAGAAATTTCAAGGCTCGATCATGGTCTGGGATGCCGGCGCGGTCGATGATCTGTTTTTGGAGTGGGCGCCGGTGGTCGCGCGCCGGCTCTCGACCGATCAAGATTGGGTCGGCGAGCAATACCCCTTCGCCGCGCGCGTGCCGCTCGCGTGGACACCGCGGATCTCGCAAATCCGCGAGGGGCCGATCCCGCCCGAGGCGCGGCTCATCTTCTGCAAAAAACCGAAGAATCACGAGGCCGCCGAGATCTTCCCGTGGGTCGCGGACGTGTGGGGGGCCGCATGATCCGCCAAGCGGGGTACTGGTGGCCCGATGATGTCGGCGACGCCTGGCGGCATGCCCTCCGGCACGTCGGATCGCTCGAGTGGGCGATCGCGGCCTGTCGCGAGCGGCGCACCGCGGTGCAAGCCGGCGGGAATGTGGGCCTCTGGCCGCGCCGGCTCGCGGAAAGTTTCGCGCGCGTCTATACCTTCGAACCGGACGCGCGCGCGCGCGCGTGCCTCGAGAAAAACGTGCTCGCTAACGTGATCGTGTCGGCGGCCGCCGTCGGCGAGCGCGCCGGGGTGTGCGCCCTCGATCACCGCGGCCTCGGCTCACACCGGATCATCGAGGGCGACGCGGTGCCGGTCGTGCCGATCGACGACCTCGCGCTGACCGATTGCGACCTTTTGCAACTCGACGTTGAGGGGTACGAGTGGCACGCGCTCGCGGGCGCGCGGGCGACGCTCGCGCGGTGCCGGCCGATCGTGCAAGTCGAGTTACGCGGCTTTACCAATAAGTACGGGCAAACCGATCAAGCGGTGCGCCACTTGCTCGCCGGCCTCGAGTATCGGCTCGCGTGCGAGCGGCCGGGATCCGATTTCGTCTTTGTCCCGCGGCGGGTGACGGCATGACGATCCCCGAATTCGACGCGATCGTGGCGACTACGCCGTACGTCAAGAGCGGGATGTTTTTCTCCGAACTGTATTTATTTCTGTCGCTGTGCAAGCAATTGGCCGTCGATCTGATCATCGAGTCGGGCGTGAAAAACGGCAACTCGACGCGGACCCTCGCGGCCGCGGCCGGCGTGCCCGTGATCGCGATCGACTTCAAAAACTTTTGCGCGCCGCTCGCCGGGGTCGAGTTTCGCAAGGGCGACGCGCGCGAGATCGTGCCGGTGCTCCTCGCCGAGCACACCGACCGGCGGATCGGGATTCTCCTCGACGGGCCGAAAAACGACAAGGGGCGCGCGCTCAAAGATCGGTGCCTGACCTTTCCGCACGTGCGGATCGTGGCCTGTCACGACACCTTACCGGGGTTTGGCGAAACGGTGCACAGTCACGATCCCGCGATGCGCGCGGCTCACGCCGCGCTCGATCGCCATATCCCCGATCCCTTTTACTCGGCGGCGCCCAATGGGCCCGGCCTCGGCGTATGGGTGGCCGCATGAAAGGGCGCGCGTTGACCCTCGTCTTGCCCTACTACCGCAACCGCGGCATGTTGCGCGAGCAACAAGCGATCTGGTCAAGCTATCCCGACCCGCTCAAAGCGCGCTTGCATGTGATCGTGGTCGATGACGGCTCGCCGGCCGATGAGGACGCGCGCGCGGCCTTCGCGATCGTGCCCGGCCTGGCGTCTCAACGGCTGTTTCGGATCGGGGTCGACATCCGATGGAATTGGCTGGCATGCCGCAACCTCGGCATGTCGAAGGCCTCGACCGAGTGGGTACTCCTGACCGACATGGATCACGCGATGCCGGTCGAGACCTTGCACGCGCTCACGTCAAAGAAACTCGACGATGCGCACGTGTACCGCCTCTCGCGGGTCGACGCGCCGCATCCCTGGCCGTATTCCCTCGAGGCGTGCACGGTGCGCCGGCGCAAGGATGGCTCAATCCACATACATCCGAATACCTGGCTGATGACGGTCGACATGTTCGATCGTGTCGGCGGCTACGATGAGCGGCTCTCCGGGTGCTACGGGACGGACGGCGAATTTCGCGCGCGCGTGACCGCGGCCGCCGGCGTGATCATGCGCGACGAGCCCTTGATCCGCTATCCGCGCGAGGTGATCGCCGATGCCTCGACGGTCGGGTTTACGCGCAAACACGATCCCGACAATGACGCCGAATTGAGCCGGCGCCGCCTCGCGCGCGAGGCGCAACAAGGCTGGCGGCCGTTGCGGCTGTCGTTTCCCTGGACCCTCGAGGTCGAGGCCGGCGAGGTGACGCCATGAGGCCGGCCGCGGTGATCACGTGGAAATGGCGGCCGATCAGCCGGAACTATCGATCGACGTTTCGCGCCGAGACGGTCAACACGCTGTTTCGGATGGTACGCCGGCACTACCCCGAGCCCTTTCGCGCGGTGTGCGTCACCGACGATCCGCACGGGATCGATCCGTCGATCGAGATCGTGCCGATCGGCGATCACCTCGCCACGATCCCCAACCCGCACGGGGCCCAGAATCCAAGCTGCTACCGGCGGCTTCGGATGTTTGCGCCCGAGGCGGCCGACACCTTCGGGCCGCGGTTTGTCTCGCTCGACCTCGACACGGTGATCACCGGCGACCTCGTGCCCTTGTGGGATCGGCCCGAGGAGTTTGTCGCCTGGGGGGATACCAACCGCGGGACGCATTACAACGGCTCAATGATCCTCTTGACCGCCGGCGCGCGGCCGCGGGTGTGGCAAACCTTCGATCCGCGCGACTCCCCACGCAAAGCGAAGGCGGCCGGCTGTTTCGGATCCGATCAAGGTTGGATTTCCTATTGTCTCGGGCCCGGTGAGGCGCGATGGGGCCGGGCCGACGGCGTGTACTCCTATCGCAACGACATCAAACGATCGGGGCGCTTGCCGGCCGGCGCGCGCATTGTGTTTTTTCACGGGCGGATCGATCCCTGGGCCCGCGAGGCGCAAGCCCTCGACTGGGTACGCGAGGCCTGGCACTAATGGACGTGTTTTCGATGGTGCGCGCGTACATCCTGGCCGACCCGGCGATCACGGCTCAGATCGGGACGCGTCTGTACCCGATCAAATTGCCGCAAGCGCCGACGTTTCCCGCGATGACGATGCAGCGGATCAGTAATTTTCCGGCCTCGTCGCTCCGCGGTCGCGCGAGCTTGGCCCGGCCGCGCTATCAATTCGACGTGTGGACGAAAGAGGGCACAAGCTCGGCGTTTTCGAGCACGCAAACCATCGGCAATTTGTTACGGGCGCGACTCGAGGCCGCCAACGTCGATCTCCTCGATGAAAGCGTGTCACCGGCCGAGTATCGGCGCTTTGCGTTTGATTTCGACACCGACCGCGACTTGTACGAGACCGATGTCAACGGAGGGTACTTTCGGTATTCGGCAGATTACTTGATTTGGCATCAAACCGGGGAAGGCCCGACAACGTAAACGGAGGACATCATGAAGCGATGGGATTTCAAGGGCGGGATTTTTGTACGGATCGGGCGAATGTGGATCGGGCTCGTGCCGGCCTGGCCCGCGATCTACTGGTGCCCGGTGATTGCCGGCGGATCGGATGGCATGCCGGCGCAAGGCTCGTACCTGCTGATGGCCGCGAATGCCGGCGAGTCGCCCGATAGTCTGCAAGAAATTTCGGAGGTGACGAGTATCAGCGGGGGCGGCGGCACGACCGAGCGGATCGACTTTACGCACCTTCGAAGCCCTGGCCGGCGGCGCGAGTACAAACCGAGCTTTATCGATTCGGGGATCTTGTCGTTCACGATTCAATACATTCCGGCCGACGCCTCGCACATTGCGATCCTCGCGTACCTCGACTCGCAGGAGGAATTTGTCATGCGCGAGGTCTTCCCCGACGCGACCGGGTGGGATTACTACGGGTACATCGCGAGTGTCGAGAAAACCGGGCAAGACGTGGGCGGGAAAATTCTCCTGAATGTGACGTACCAGATCACCGGCGCGATCGACTTTACGGGCACGGGCTCGCCGGCCTAAGGGGGGCAACGTGGCGGCGAATAGACAACGGGCCGAGGTCGAGATCAAGGGCTCCGACGGCACGGCGTACCGCTTCCGGCTCGGCACCGGCGCGATCTGCCGGCTCGAGGACACCCTCGATCTCGACGTGATGGCCCTGTTTGAAAAACTGCAACAGGGAAAAATCCGGCTCGGCATGGTGCGCGAGTTTGTCAAGGTAAGCGCGGTCGATCATCCCGACATGGACAACGACACCGCCAACGGGCTGATCGACGATCTCGGGGTCGTGCCGGTGCTTAACGCGATGACCGATAGCATTTTGCTGACGTTCAATATCGAGACGCCGGCGGCGACCACGAAAGGCGGCAAGCCCAACGGGGCCGAGGCGGCGCCGGCAAACCCTCTCCCGCCGAGCGCAAAGCGGCGACGGGGTGGCGCGGACACCTCGAGCGCGCCGCCGCGCTCGGCGCATTAACGATCGGGCCGGCGGATGTGTGGGATCTCTCGCCCGGCGAGCTACACGCCGCGATGAGCGGCGCCTCGACGTTGCGAACATGGTGGTACGAACTCGCGTTATACACGGCGTGGCATACGGCGGCGTTTGCGGCGCAAGCCATGGCCGGCAAGCTCGGGCCCTGGTCGGAGTACCGCGCGCGCGTGGTGCACGGTGATCCCGAGCGGGCGGCGCCGGGGCCTTCGTGGCAAGTGCAAAAGGCCGAACGGCAACGCCAAATGAATTTACATCGGCGCCACCTCGCACAACGGGGCGCCCTCACGAGGAAACCGGCCCATGGCTAAAACCCTTGGCCCGACCTTTTCGTTTCAAGGCCTCCCCGGCTTTAAGGATCTCCTCGAGCGGGCAACCGATGAGGTGCGCGCGAAGGTGTACGCGCTGATGGAACAAACCGCGCTCGACGTACGCGACACCGCGCGCGCGCATGTCGACGTGGACGACGGCGATCTGCGCGACAACATCATCACCGAGGGGAAAGGCAAATTCTGGCGGGTGGGGATCTCTGACGCGGTGATCTCGCGCCGCGGCGGCGATCGGATCCATCAACGGCCGTTTATTTACGGCTGGATTCAGGAATACGGCAACAAAGATCAGCCGGCGGATCCCTTCATGCGCCCGGCGGCCGATACGCACCTCGCCCGCTTTCAAAGTCGCTTGCCGGATATTACGAAGGTGATCTAAATGGCGATTGCCTCGTTACTGGTTCGCATCGGCGCGCAAGATCAGGAAATACAAAACGCGCTCGCCGCGGTGGGGCAAAAAGCAAAAAGTGTCGATGCCGATTTGAAAAAGCTCGGCTCGTCGCCGCTCGCGAATCAAGCGATCAAATCGTTTGACACGATGAAAGCGACGCTCGATCAGGTCACGAAAGCACAAGAGCGCGTCGCCGAGCGCGCCAAGCTCGCCGCCGGCGGCCTCGAGGCCATGGGCGGCGCCTCGCGCCTCACGCAAAACGAATTAAAAGCCGTCAATCGGACGTTGCAGGAAGGATTGAGCGCGTACCAAGCCCTCGGGCAAAAAGCCCCGCAAGAATTGCAAAAGGTCGCCGATGCAGTGAAAGGCCGACTCGATCAACCGATCTCGGATATGAACGCGAAAATGGTCGCCCTCGGGACGGCGGTCGGCACCGCGTTTGCGGATATCGCGATGCAGGTCGGGCGCGCGTTGATCGCGAGCGGGAAAGCGGCCTTCGATTATGCCGGCAAGCTCACCGACCTAAGCGCGGCAACCGGGGTTACCGTCGAGGGCTTGCAACGCATGGAGGCCCTCGGGATGAAGGGCGGCGTGTCGATCGAGCAACTCGCGAACTCGGTCGGCATGCTGCAAAAAAATCTCGATAGCAAAGCGGGACAAAAAGCCCTCGCGGATATGGGCCTCAACTTTGCGCAAATTCGCAATTTGAAGCCTGAGCAGCAATGGCTCGAGATCGCGAAATCGGTCGCCGCCACCGAAGATCCGATCGAGCGGATGAACCGCGGCACGGCGCTTTTTGGCAAGCAATGGCTGACGATTGCGCCGGCGATTCAAGGCAACATCGAGGAGGTGACCAAAGCGGTCAAGCTCTTGTCGACCGAGCAAGCGCAAGCCCTCGACGAGGCCGGCGAGGCCTGGGACAAATTCAAAAAAGATACCGATATTACGGTTGCGAGTTATCTCGGCAATCTCGTCCTGGCGGCGAAAAAAAGCCAAGTCGCCATGCGGGATCTGCTCAATCCCTGGCTCCTCATGCGCAAGCTCGCGCAAGGGGGCGAGGACGTGGCCGCGGATTTTCTCGGCAACATGCCGACACTCCCCGAGCGCGCGACGCCGGGCCTTCGGCCGATCCCGAAAGGCCTCGAGGTCGACGGCGAGGAGTACCTCGAGATCCTCGAGCGAAGCGACAAGGCCCTCGAGCCGTTGATCGAGAAGGGCCTGAAACTGAAAGCGATTCAAGATCAGCTATTCGGCCGCGCGATCATTGCCAACGTCAACGACACGATTACGGCGCTTGGCTCGACGGAAAACATAACCAAGCTCACCGCGGCCGCCTCGAAAAAACTCCATGATGATGTCGGGGCCGCGATCGAGGCGTACCGCAAGCTCGGGCGCGAGGTACCGCCGATCCTGACGGAGATTTACAACAAAACGATCCCGATCCAACGATTCGACGTGAAGGCGGTCGCCGGCCCCTCGCTCGCCGGCCTCACTAAAACCTTTGTCGCCTATGGCGAGGTCGCGCAAGACGGGACGATCT